TTGTATACAGTTTCGACCAAAGGACCCAAGTTAAGATAAATGGAATCGGTATCAGAAGCAATAACATAATCAATGTCCTCAGTTTTTAAAATTTTATTAATCTTCTGGTTCATTCTATTCTCTATCCATCGAATAGATACCTGACCAGATAAGGTAATCGCTTCGGCGTTTGCTAATTTATAATACCTGAAGTACTGATTGCCGATAGCACCATAAGCAGAATTAAGAGAGATCTTTTTCGCCATCTGGATGTTGTTGCAACGAGCAATCTCCTTTTCCAATGTCTTAGTGGGGGTCTTCTCATATCCCTTCTTTGCCTCAATCATTTTCTTTTTGAAGATCACACGATCTCCATACATCTTCTCCATTAATTCGGGAAGAAATCCTCTTACATCTTTTCTATACTGTGCTCCATTAGCACAAGTAGCATACTCACCTTCAATACTAACAGTCTGATTTAAGAGCCCCTCAACGCTCGCACTGGGATGTCTAGTCTCCCTGAGGGTTTCGGGACTGATATTATATTGCATAATAAGATGAGGATATAGGCTATTGAGGTCAAAAGACACAACCCAATCATAGCGTCCCGGTTTCGGTTCCTTGACATATGCTCCTGCGTATTTCTCGTTTTTCTGTGATCTATTCTTGGGAGGAATAACAATATTCCTCTTCTTCAAATAGTTATAAATTATGGTATCCCACATACGAACTTGATAGAATACATCCTCATAATTTACCTTGGCATCATATGCCATAGTAAGAGCAAGTTCAATCAACTTCATCTTGTCTTCCAAACGGTCAACAAGTTCAACGTCAATTATATTGTATTCTACAAACTTCTGC